CTGGTCGTCGAGCTGCGGGTTGAAAAAGTCAAGAAAACTGGATTTGAAACTATCAAAAAACGGCTGATCGAACCGGGCGAAATTTTCATTGATTATAGCCTGCCCCTCACGAATACGCGCCTGGCGCGCTTCCTCGAGTTCCTCGTTTCGTCTTTGGATTTTCTTGGCGTCGTTGCTCCCGCCGCCACCACCAAGGCACATTTTACGTGACCTTAAACCAGGGGTCGGGGCAGCGAGTTCCGAAACATGCGACTGCTGAAGGCCATACTATCAGAGAGATATTGCGGTGTCACCCCACAAAAAGCCACATCACGGGATGCCCCTGGTTGATGCGCTCACAGCCCAAGCACTTGAACCATCTGGATATTATTTTGGTGTCCTGCGGCGAGAGACAAACGAGCTGGGTGTTTGGGTGGTCTTGGGCGACCTGTTTCAGGTGGCGGCGAAGCGTGAAAACGCTTTGATCCATTCCTTTAGGAGTTGCCATGAACCACGAATACCATGCTTTCGGCATCTTGTCCCACCCCAGGATTATAGCAGGTTTTCTATCTATGAAAAAAGTCGTTCCAGTGAACGCTTTGGATGTGAAAAACTCCAATACCTGCTTCGGCGACAAGCCCACCGCCTTGATATCGGCGACAGTCTGTGGCGACATATCGGCGATAACCTCGAGCACATGCCCCCGAGTTGTAGGGCCATGGCTGTCAATCATCTCTGCTCGCCTTTCTTGAAGTGCAGCGCCAGGCTCGCCAGCGTCATCTTGCCGGCGCTCTTGCCTGTCACCTTGACCGCGACGTGGGATCCTATGCCGACAAGAGGGTTGTGCGGTTTGGCGTAGGTGATCTCTCGGAATATCCCGGCGTCGATTTCCTGGCTGTCGTCGGTTGGGTTGCTCAGAACCTTAATTTCCCACTCACCGACACCAGCGATGTCGAAGCCATCCCACATCTTGATCCCAGCTTCGTCTTTCGCGCTGACATACGGCAGTTCAACGACCGGAATGCCGGCGGAATCATCGTCGTAGGTGGTTTTGTCCACTCCGCCGTAGAGGTATATCTTGGTCGCGTCTCTGACATACAGGCGACGCGGAGTTCTGCGAATTTCGGTTGGGGTGAAACTCGGGTCCATGTAAGTCCACGCAGAGATTTTCACCTTGGGGTATCTGCTCAATATGAAAATGCGAGTTCCGACCAACAGGAAGTAGAGGTTGTCCCGAGGCTCGATCGCACCTTGCGCCTTCGGCAAATCGCTTTCGTCAAGCGTGGCGATGAAGTCCTGGACAAACGAATCGACGACCGTTCCAACATCATCGACCGTCGCGTCCCCGGAAGAATCACGCGCCTGGATCGATCGAATGCCCGATTCGTCGAGGTAGAACACGTCGCGATTGCCGTAAGCAAGGATGCTGTGCCGCGCTCGCGTTCCAGTGTTCCGCAAGGTCGTCACCAGGCTGTTCAGGCTGTTGTCGGCGCTCAGCGAGTAAACATAGATATTGTCCTCGCTGAATACAGCGGTAAGCCCGTTGTAGTCCGTCACCCCGATCAAATTTTCAGCACCATCGCTGTCGTTACTTACATTGATGAACCCAGCATCGGAAACCGTGGTTGTAGTGGTCCAATCAGTCGGATCTTTGATCTGACAATACTGAATCAGGCTCGCCACCGTGCTGTAAACCCGGCGACGGTAAACATAGAGGTTTTTCCCTGTCGCCGCGGCCCGCCCCGTCGCTTTGTAGTCGGTGCCATCGATCGTGATAACAAACTGGTCGTCGGCTTCCTGGGTTCCGATCAGCGCGGCAGTGACAACCTGAGCCACGGCTGTTACCGCCGTGACGCCGCCAGAGATGTTGACATCCGTGGTCGTGACGTTGCTGGTGCCGGGGATCACCGCGGCAACCACATCGCCGTTCACGGTCGCGCCGGTGCCTATGGCGGCTTTCAGCGTAACGGTATCCCCGACAGAAGTAGCGCTGTAACCGCTGGTTTCACTGTTGTTATTGACCTCTACAGCGATCGCTGCTGCCGTGGATGTGTGCGACACCGACCAATCAACGGGGTTGACGAACAAGGATACGCTGTCAACAGTTATGTCACTTATCACGTTAATCCCTGAGTCAGTCGAACCCCCTGTTACCTGAACCGTTCCCGTCGCCCTGACTTCGGCAACAGCGGCGACATTTGCCTGAACCGTGGTCAGTGTGATATCCTGGTCGGCCACGCCGGCTCCGTTCGTGGTAGACTTGGCGGCGGTGAAAGCGGTCCCGGCGACGCTCGCGGTTATCAGTATGGTCTCGCCGAACGATTCCGCTTCCACGGCACTGTCATCCGAGACCTTGGACGCAAGATACTGAGCCAGTATGGAATAGTCAAAAATGCTATCCGCGACAGTATCCCAATCAGTCACCCGGGCCGCGTCGTAGAAGTGATAGATACTTCCGTCGTCATACTCCGCGATCACATACATTTTTCCGGCGAAAGCCTTGGCGTCCAAAATACGCGTCATCGCGGGAGTGGACGGCGCGATCAACTGCTGGAAATTGACCCCCGCCGGTATGGTGGCCGACAAGTTCGTCTCGTCAAAAACAAAGAGCTGTTCCCCGATAGCAGCGAGTCCGTGTGAACCGGCCGGCAGGGTGAACCTTGAGACGAATTTCTTCGTTCGCTGAACGTCACCGCCTCGAGTGATGTGACAGTTTTTTCCCGTCCACAAGGTTCCAGGTATTCCGCTCACGCGGTCCCGGCGCCGGTCCATCCCGAACTTGAAATCGCTGATCAGGAGATACGGCATTATGACCCTATGCGGACTGTAGCCCTGCTTCGCGGCGGACTCTCATGTGGTGAGGGCCCGGCTCCGATTCGTGTTCGCCTACTACCCCCTTTGGAAGACCGGCCTTTGAGAATCTGGAAGAAAGCCGCCGCTTCAGCTTGCGCTATGGGGGCATCCTCCGATTTCTGTCGGGCGAGTATCCTGGCCGCTGCGAACAAAACGACAAGATTGTCATCCAGCAACACGATGTCCGCATCGTTCACCAGTTTGGAGAGCGATCTGATTCCGATGATCTGCAGATCCTGGTCGTTCGCCGTTGGTATCGGCCAAACCTCTATCTGAGGGGTTCCCGATGAATCCCTGACATCCCACGCCAGGACTGGATCGGCGCGCTCCGGCGTGGTCGCTTCCGAATCGAATTCCGCGTATTCGTCAAAAGCTATCCCCCGAACGACAGGGGTGGGGAGACCGTTCTGCCAGACAACGACTTCTTCAACGCGCTCTATGTTCAAATCGGTTGGAAAGCCGTAAAGTCTTTGCCCGGCAGAGAGTGATATCTTCGGAAAGACGCGCCGCAGAAACGGCCAGTCGTGTTGAAGATATAGAAGTTGATAGACGCGGTTGATTGCCTGGTTCAGTATAGGCAAATCGTCGACGCCGATCGAGACATCCCCGGAGCGACCTAGTTCCTCCCGAAGCATCGTCCTGAGTTCAAGGAATGTCTCGAGCCGGGCCATTTCATCACCCCACGAACGCCGCGTGTTCCTCCGCGCCGGAAAGGTCTCTCAGCGCCTGCGGTATCTGTTGAACGTCGACTTGTTCACCCGCTTTGAACTCGGAGTCTACAGCCAGCGGGAGGGGAACGGTGGAGGGGCCAAACACCCGGGCGATGAACCCACGCTTGCGCGCGTCGTTGCCCTGGTAGATTTCCGCCAGGCGGTTTCGCTCGTCGATCATGCTCCGCTCGACGAATTTGCGGTTCTTGCCCTCCGCGTCCTTCATCTTCGTGAGCCGCATATTGGCAACAGAATCCTCGCCGTGTATGGCGCCCAAAAGCACGACTTCGGGGGCTGTCAGCCCCTGTCGCAAAACCTCGTTGTTGCGACTTCCGCCTAGACGAATGGTCGCATCATATAGCTTGAATTTGGGGGTATCGGACTTCGCCATGGTTTCACCTCTGTTTGGTTGGAGGGGCGACAACCGCCGCCCCTCTGTGTTTTGGAGTATGACATCACCCAGCGAACTGCGCAACGCCCTTGTCCTGCGGATCCGCGCCCCACATCATGAGCTTGAAGTTCAGATCGCCATCGCAGGCACTGTTCGGGTCATAGGTGCCCCGCGTATCGCCCGTAGTCGCGGTCGCCGCGGTGTCGACGCCGGCAACAAGAGTGCCAGCGGTCGGCGCTGCGCCGTCCTCGAGCTCGCGCAGAACGTGACCGGTGCCGGGAAGCCGAATCGGCAGGCCGAGCACGTCGCCCGTCCCGAAGTTCAGCGTGTTGGCCTCGGCGTCCGCAGCCGCCGTGATCGCGATCGACCTGATCCACTTGAACGCCTTGAGAGTGGCGTCCACCTGGCTCGTGCCGGTCGCGGCAACGGTCAGCGTCTCGGACATGGTCACGCCGTAAATGTCCTGGCCAATGATCTTGATCGTCATCGCCACGACGGAAGATCCGTGAGTGACGGTCGAGATCAGATTGCGAGGAACATCCAGCTCCCAATAGTTGACACCGGACCTGATAACCACGGTCGCCGCGCCATCAGTCGGCGTGGTGCCGTCCGTGTCGGGCGTGTAGGTTACGGTTTCGGTATCGGGGAGCTCCGTGCTGGTCGCGGCGACAATCATGAAGTCCGCGTCGAGCACATCCGGAGTGCCGAGTTCGATCAGAAGCACTCCACCGAAAGCCACATTGTCGAGGCTATCGTTGTGGATTTCATCGAACGAATCGACACCCATCATGTCGAGCTGAAGCCGAACACGGGTGTTCGCCGGGGCAGTGGTCAGACCACTGCCAAGGGTCACGGTGATGTTCGACGTGCCAAACGTCAGGGTGAAGTCATCGATGTAGTCGTAGAGCTTCTGGTGCTTGTCGACCCAGAGCTTGTGGCCCTTGGTCCGTTCGAAGAAGCCGGCATCCGTCTTCGACGGGTATCCGACAGTGAAAGTGCCGCTCGCTGCAACGTCCGCAGAGAGGGTGGTTTCGACAACTTTGAAAGACATAGTAAGTCCCCTTTCCTACGGGTTGATCACGGGAACGCGTAGACGCCGTGTGCGTTCCGCTGGTTGCAGGTAAGGCCACCGACCCAAGTCGCGGCGCGGTAGAACGTATACTTGTTCTCCGGCCGTGCAGGCTGATGCTTCTTCATGTTCTCGCCGTCGACGACCTGCAAGAACAGGCGCCGGGGGTCGATCACGAACAAGTATTTCGACAGCGACAGGTCGTCCAGCGTCGGATCATACTGAACCGCGTTGTTCTTGAACGCCATGTCGGCGACCGAAAGATCGATCTGCCCGCTGTTGGCCCAGCCAGTGTCGGTATAAGTTCCCTTGGCTTTCGCCTCGAGTTCCATCCGATCCAGCCAATCAGAGCCGGCCAACCAAAGGGTCGGACGACCGCCGAACCGGCGAAGCTGCCGGTATTCGGTGCGGAGGATGTTCGCCACCGCCTGACTGTCACCGGTCGTGTCGCCCAGAGTGATGGACGTGCTCGCTCGGTTACGCCACCAGGTGTTCGAAGACTGATCGATGCCGGCCACGACAGTCGCCGTAGTCGGATCGTCGAGGATGAAAGACCGGATGCCCGGAACTTCCTTCGAATCCTGAGTGCCGTCCTTCCACAGCATGTTGTTCATGCCGCGGTCGATACCTTCGGCCATATCCTCGATCTTGTCTTTGAGGATGTCGGCCAGGCGCATCTTCTCGGAACGCGTCTTGTGCGTCGCCGAGTCGATACCGCCGTCCAGGACGGAGATGCCGGCCTCGATCATTTCGTGCATCGTGAAAGAGATGCCGCCGTGAATCAGTTTCCACGGGACAGTCCATTTCTTGATGTTGGCCGGGTTGGAATAGGTGACGGTGTCATCGTGCTCGAAACCCTGGATACCAGTCGTGTATTCACCCTTCACACGACCAGTGATGTTGTCCTTGCCGCCGCCGAACATCTTCTCCTGTGCGCGTAGAGCGCGCAGAAGCGGTTTGTCCTGCAAAGTCTGCGACCGGACGATCGGGGTCTCAAAGTGGTATTCGAGCATCGCGTTTGCGACGTTCTCGACCTCTTGCGCTGTAAACGGCATCGGTGAATCCTTCCACTACCGATGCCCGATGAATCGTTAACCGCCCAGCACGATTTCAACCACGTCGAAGTGATCTTTCGCTTTGCGCGGCGCCGCTTCACGGGCCGGAGCGCTGCCAGGAGTCGGTTTTACGGTCTTTCCGGCCGGGCGAAACATCCCGGCGAACTTGTTGACCTTTTCGGCTTCCGCGTCCAGGATCGCCCGCATGGCTTCCGCCGTATCGGGAATCCCTTCTTTCACAAGCCGAAGTTCCACCGCACTCGCGATCTGACCTCGCTTCAGTTGCCAGTCGGGGTCATTCACCGCCCGCTCGCGATCCCATTCCGTTGAAGTTGCCGACGCCGTATTGGTTTTGGTCTGCAGGGCTCTATCCTGCTCGTTCCCAGCACTTCGTTCGGCTTCAGACACCCGGCGCTGTTCCGCAATAGTGTTGCCAGCTTTGGCTTGCGAAAGCTCGAATGCCCTCTCCCGCGTAATCTCGCCCTTCTGAACAGCATCCCTGAGATCGTCAGGGAGCACTGCGCCAACCTTGTTGCCCAGCATCGTCCTGAGCTGATCAACAACCTGGAACGCCCTTTGTGGTTCGTTCTCGATCAAAGCCGCAATCTGTATCGCGTTGGCGACGTGTTCAGGCTGCATTCCCTGAGCTTTGCGGAAATTCTCGACAGCGTCCCATTGTTCGGAGCCAGGCGTAAGGGTTTCGACTTGCCGTCTGAGATCGACACGCTGACCAAGCAACTGCTCGATCCGCTGCGCCGTCCTTGGATTAACGTCCTTCAGTTCATCCTCGGACACTTCATCCGGCAACTCCGCGGGGGTTTCGTCGGTCGGAGTCGCTTCCGCCGGCGGGGTTTCCCCATCTTCAGAGGGTGGCGCATCCTCCGGAGCCAGAGCATTTTCGACAACGTCGGTTGCACTCAGCTCTTTATCGCCATCTGCGGGGGGCGAATCCGCAGAAACATCGCCCGTGTCGCTCGCGGAAGACGAACCCGCGGGATCAACGTCCTGGTCAGCAGCGGGCGAGCCTGCCTGATCTTCGCCCTGAGAATCAGCGGTCGACGAATCCGCCAGTTGATCGTCGGTGTTCTCTATTGGCACAGCCGTTCCTTTCGGTTGCCTACCGCGCATAATCCACTTTTATGCGCGCGTTTGCAAGGGGGGCATTGGCATTTACGACGGCAAAGGCCCGCCCGGCTGGGTGAACCCCGCGTTTCCCCCGGGAGCCGCCGCTGGACTGCCAGGCGCTCCACCCTGCCCGCCCTGCGCGGCCGGCACATTGTTCGTGGGTCCGCCAGCGGCGCCGGCGAGTGCGTTCTGGGCGATGATCGACATCGCCCCCTCCACAAACAGTTCATCCGGGTCCAGATCCAGAAGATCGGCGAATTTCTTGGCAAGCGGCTCCGGGTTCAACCCAGGCAGCTGCAGCAGCAACGGCGCTCCGCGCTCGATATTAGCCAAATCCGCGGCCTGGTTCGGTCTGCCGCTCGACCCCGCCTTGATCGACAGAACCAACTCTTTCGACGCCTCGAGCCGTGTCACTGGCGCATCGGGCCAAACAGCCCCCGGCCCGACAACCTCGATAACTTGTTCTTTCGACATTTCCATGAGCAGAACGGTGCCCCCCGCTCGCGCCAAATCGGTCAAAAGTTCATCCAGATCGTCGACGTTATCAGATATGGAAGAAACCCTGCTGCCTTCGGCGATAGAACTTTCCGTGGCCGTGGCGCCGGACAGCCCCCCAAGATTCGCTTCCTGAGACCCCACCGTCCGCAGCAAATCGGTGTTCGTGGTCTCTACCTCATACAGATTTGGATCGATGCCGACAGTCGGGCCGCGCTGCAGCAGCGCGTCAACCGCCTGCCCATCCGCCAGCCCCTGAAGCTCGATCAGTTCATGCGCCGCGCGAGTTTCGAGTCTGTCCTTTTCATCAGATTCGATCGCCCCCGCCCGGGAAACGTAATACGGCCGCGCGGCAACACGGTGCTCGCGCAACCCTTCGCGCGAGCGATTGTATTCGTCTTGCGTATGCCGGGCCCGCCACGCATCGGACGGCGGGAATATTCTCGTCTCATGCTCAATATCGTTGAACACCAACGGGAATATGGTATAGAACCGCTCAAGAAATATCGGGGGAATTTCAGGCGCCTTCAAGTAGGCGTCATGCGCCTCACAGATAGTGAAGAACGTCCCGGTTATTCGGTCTTGTATCTCGTAAACCCGGATAGCGTTCTTACGTTTGCTATTGTCCGACCTGAAATCAAAAGAGCGCAGCGGGTTGGTTTTTGTCTGTTCCAGTTTAACCAAATACGTCGTTTCCACTTCTCGAGGCGTCAAAAATATTTCCTCGGCGATCCACTTGGCTCCGGCGAGAGTTTTCAGGTCGTCACAAGCAGGATCGATAATGATCCTGGTAGACTTCGGGTAGGCAAAAACAATCCCTTCACGGACAAGGGTCTGCTGCTGCTGAAGCCCCGCCAATGTTGCTTGCAAAGCAGCGATGTCGGCGTCATCTTCCTCGATATCTCCGCGGTTAACCTCCCGGGCCAACTGCTCCGCGTGGGCAATCTGCTGCGTCGCATCATTGATTCGTTCATCCAGCTCTGGCGAAGGCTCGAACTCCCGTTGAAACCCCATTTTCACATAGCCCACGCCGGTAGTTTTCGTTCTTCGAACAAGTCCTTTCAGCTGTTTTTTGTTGCCGAGTGTCTGTTCGTCCAGAACGTGATTCCACATCAATTGAAGAGTCTTGGCCATCTTGTCGGCCATACGGTTGTATTGCGCCACAGCATCAATGTCTCTGACCAGCGCGCCGAATCGAGCAATAGCATCGGGGTCTTGCGTTTCCTGCGCCAAACGCCCAGCGGCCTCGAAAGACGCCATTGTGCCGTCCCACACTGTGTGCATCAGCCGGGGCTTGCGCGTCACCTTCGACTGCGGATTCTTGGCGTAGAGCTGCGCCACGGCCAGGTTTATGTGCCGAGCGATGACCGGGACAGTATATTTGTTCGAATCGGCCCATTCCTTGCTCGCGCCCAGCGCGACAACATCCATGGATGTTCGCATTTCATCAAAAGCCCGCCTGTGATACTTCTGGGCGTGGCGTATTTCGTCCATCCACTGTGTGGCGTGCGCCTTTTCGCTCTCGGGAGCGTCCAGATCTGACGACGGCGCAATAACCTCTGTCGTCTGTTCGTCTTGACTTGTTTCGTCCAGATGCGCCATCGTTACCATCCTGCCCGAGACTTGCGTCTGTTTTCTCCCGAAGCCCGTTTTTTGGAACTCCGCAATATCCACTCGATCGAACCGATCGGGATCACCTTCTCGTTATCGTTCGCCGTCACCCTAGACGGCCCATGCATTCTAAGCAACCCGGCCCCAATATGCGCCAAAAAATCGACAAAGTCATCATTAGCGCCGTCAGGGAACCGAAGCATCTGTGCTTTCGCCCTCGACCACCACGGAGCCCCCCGCGGGAAACGGACTTTTCTCAAAGCCATGCGACCTTGAATCGCTCTCGCCCTGGTCTGTTTGTCCGCAGACGGAGTGACGGTCGATATAGTGGTATAAATTCGCTCTTTTATCATCCGCTCTTTCAAAAATGGACCAAACGACTTGGAAATCAACTCGCCTTCCATCCACCACAACCCCGGCTTGTGCGTCGCGAATTGAACCAAAAGCGCTTCGACAGATTTGTCGGTTTCCATTCTTTCCCAAACTATATCTGGCATAACCCAGATAACATCATCCTTGTCTACTCCGACACATCCCAGGACAGTGAAATCCCGCCTCTGTTTTTTGCTCACGGCGTGATCCGATGCACCGAACATCTTCAACTCACTCTTGTCCGGAAGATCATCGATATCGTATTCAACCATCCCATCTTCCAGAAAGTATGAACCGTCATCCGGCGACGGTTTGCCCATGACCAGGGAATCGAAACTGCGCTTGTCACCCTGCCGCCACTGCGCGAAATGCGCTAGGTCTTTTTCCGCCTCCCACAGCGCGCACATCGGCTTCTCTCCGAACTGCTCGACAACAAGATTCGATTTTTGGGTAGACAGAACAAGCCCAAGTTCTAAAGCCATTTCAGGCTCAGTCACGACCCCGGGAATGTTCAGATACGTCCAGTGGGCAGCGATGCCCCGGAAACGACCGTTGCGCTCCGGGTGGTCCAGATCACAAAGGCGCCCGAGCAAATCGTCTTCGTGCCAGCGGGTGTGGAGCACAATGATCGCCGTTTTGTTACCCCCGCGGGAATAGGCAACCGAAAAGAACTTGTTCCACAGTTTTTCTCTCAGACCATCATTCTGCGCTTCTTCGTCATCCTTGATAGGGTCGTCAATGAAGAAATACTTGGCCGCGCGGCCGGTGATCGTGCCGCCCAGGCCAACAAGTGCAATCTTGCCGCCGACAGTGGTCCGCATGAACGTCTTGGACTTGCTGTCCGGGTGCAGCTTTACCTCCGGAAAGACTTCCGCATACGCTGCGCTCTGCATAACCGCCTTGACTTCATCGCCAACCTCCCCCGCCCGAGTTTCATTGTAAGTCGCCATGATCGACGGCGCCCGCGGGTCGTTCCCCATAATCCACGCCAAGCCCATGACCGGCAGATGCATGGTTTTGCCGTGCTGCGGCGGGATAGAGACCCCTGTTCGCCGACGCTTGCCGGCCAATGTATCTTCGATCACCTTGCAAAGAAGATCGCCCTGCGGGGTCCGCTGATACAGACTCTTGTCAGAATTCTGTGGGTCAGACGGGTCGAACATCATAAGCCGGATGAACGCCGCCAGGCTGGTCCGTGCTTCTTTTATCGCCAAACGACGCTTGGCGAATACCAGCTGTTTTTCCAGAAAAAGAACGTCCGCAGGCTTATCGGCCTGCGCTGGGCGGGCGTGGGCGTCGAAAGCGTCAATCGGGTCCATTACGCTCTTGCCATGCCCGCCGGGACTCTGACCTTTGGCAACTCGACGGGCTTCATGTCGTCGAGAATAACAGGTTGGCGCTCTCTCAGCCACCACTTATCATGAAGCAGGTAAAGCCACTGCTGCGGGGGCTCCACCGCCACCCGCAAATCGTCGGCATATTCACTGACACCGACCACGCTGCCGTTCGACAGTATGGGCAGCGGTCCGAGGTAGGGATTCCCCGTAGAGTGGTAGTGCCCGCCCTGAATCAAGTCCGGCCGACGATCGACCGACCCCTGCTGTTCGAGCAGTTTTTTGGCACCGCGCACGATCGGGAGCATCGGGCCGGCGAATCCCTGTCCACCCCGAGTGCCGATCTTGTCGAAGTGAGTGGTGTGAATCGTGCGGCCAAACACAGGAGTTATCTGGTCCTTGGACTTGCCGAACTGGAACGTCACTCGCGAATCGCCCTCGAATTTCGCTGCCAGCATAGACAAGACCAGCATGTCATAACTCAACGCCGCATAGAGCTTCGCTGTGGGCTTGATGGTCGATCGCCCGTGATTGCCGGGCACCCCAACCACATGGACCCTGCCATAGGCGTCCAGAAGCCGCTTGATGCCCGACACAAGCAGCCCGGTGACGTGCAGAACCTGTTCAGTGCTAGTCAGTGCATTCGTGATCCTGAGTTCTTCGTGGATGTCCCCGCTGATCAAATCCCCCGCGAGCGACAGCAGCGCCCCCTCGATCCAGCAATCCTCCGCCCAGCGCTTGCCAATCACCGTCGCCGCATAGAAATATCGGTCGAGTCTCTTGGCGCAGATGTCGGGGTTGAATTCGTTCACACCGAGAATTTCATCGGGGTCTATTTTCTCCCCGTCGTGGATATCCGACACCAAACACCCAATGACCGCTCGCCCCTTCCGTTTAGAATATCCGGTCATTATCCACTTCGGGATGGAATACCGAGAGTTGTAAATGCCGCCCATCTCGGCCAGGGCTCGCTCGAGCTTACCAATCTCCGTTTTCCTGGCAGTAGCCGTTCGCTGCCAGAATTTGGCGTCATGGATCTCGATATCAGAGACGGGAGGCGTCTGCACAGATTCAGGCTGCTTCGTCAACGCCGCGAAACCGGCTTCCATCAGCACTCTGCGGGCCCGGGAAATGGTTTCGCGCTGGTGCCCCAGCTTTTTGGCTATCCTGGCAACGGTAGTTTTCTGGTCCAACAGCGCGCGGAAAACTTCCGCGCGCTGTTCCTCCGACAAGTGTTTGCCTTTGATGTTAGCCATCAAGAATCACTCGAAAAGGTTATGCTTGCATTCGGGCACTTCCGGCGCCCAATCGCCGCCGATGTCCGCGCACAGCTTGCCATAGGCGTCGCCCAGATCGACAAGCCACTCGAGCGACATGATGTATTCGAGCCTGGAAGCGCCCTCGACGTAGCCGGCCAGGGCGGCGTCAGCCTCGCGAATTCTCTCGAGCAGATCGTCGATCGTCCCGGCGTCGGCCCCGCCGAGCGTGATAGCCAGGATGAAAAGAGCGATTCCCAGCGTCAGAAAGATTTGCTTCCACATTTTCGTTTTCCTCTCAGTCTAAGACACGGATTTGATCGCGCAGAAATCCGTAATCGATGATCGCTCTTTTCCATGCCGAGCAATCAGGAACGATGAAATCGGGAGGGCAGGGCACCCGACCGTCAGCCTCGATCTCGTCAGCCAACTGATTCTGGAAGTCTTGAGAATACGGCGGAATCGCCGGGACCACAACGATCGGCGCCGCGGGGGTGTTTGTGTTAAAAAGACCCGTCCCGCAGCCGGTCAGCAGTGTCGCCACGACCAGGGCGGGGAACGTCGTCCATCTTTTCACGGGCATCCTCTACCCTTTCATGTCCGTCCAGAAGCATCT